ACTGGTTTGCAAGCTCAAGCGCTGCAAGGCACACAAGCTGGACAGATTAAATCTTTAACTACACCTAACCTTATTAATGCACCGCAACAAGCTGCGGTTGCTGGCCCTGATTACACAGGTGCTTTAGCTACTCAAACTAACGCTAATATTGCAGCGCAAAATGCTGCATTAGGACAAGCTACTAATCAAACTGCTGGTTTGTATGGTTTAGGCTCTGCTGGTATTTTAGGTTTAGCGGCTAACCCTGGCGCATTATCTAGTATTGGTAATGGTATTTCAGGTGCTTATAACTGGTTAACTAGCTAATATGTTTAAAAGTAAACATTCTGGTTGGACTTGGGAATTAAAGCGCACTCCTTTTGGCGGTGGCGGTGGTGGAAGTTGGAATCCTGTAAGCATAGTTTCTGATGCTGTTTCTTCAGTTGGTGATGCTTTAGCTTCTATTGACCCAGGCCCTGCTATTGGCAGTGGATTAGCTTCTATAGACCAAGCAGTCAATCAAATTCCTGGCGGATGGATTACTGTAGGTGGTTTAGCTGCTGGCGGTGCTGCACTTGCTTATGCGCCAGAAGTTATGGCTTTGGCTTCTGCTGAGGGAATTACACCTGAAGCTGCCGCAATTGCAACAGGAACAGCGCCTATTGATGTTGCTACAGGCGCTACAGTACCTTTAGACACATTAGCTGCTGATGTCGGCACTTCTACAGGAACAGGATTAACTGGTGGTGCTGGAGGCTCTACAGGAATTTTAAGTGGTGGTTCTACTGCTGGTTTAACTATTCCTACATCGACTGCTATTGCTGTAGACCCAGCAATTTTAGCTGGTACTGGCGCTGATTTAGGAACTTTAGGTACAACCTCAACTGGCGCTGCTATGGGTGCTGGATTAAGCGGTACAAGCGGGTTAAATCCGGCTTTACCTGCTGCTGGCGCTACCGATGTTGGCACAATGTCTGCCGCATTGCCTTCAAATACAGTTTTAGGAACAGGTTTAGAAGGTGGTGGCGCTATTGGCGCAAGTTACCAATTAGGTGCTAATGGATTGCCAGCAACTGATATATTAGGCAGCCCAATTCAAGGTAGCTCAGTAGGGTTAAATGGAAGCACAGCAACACCTACAACTTTTTCTTCTTCTGATTTAGCAAAATTATTGCAATCTAGTGCAGCTTCAGGTGCATCTAATGCTTTGCAACAAATAGCAAAATCTAATACCGGAATGGCATTACCAAACTTAGTGCGTGGTAATCAAAACCCATTTACTTATACAGCACAACAACCTATTCAAAACGCACAGCCAATGGATTTAAGTGCGCTGTCTAAATTACTAAAGCAGGGATAATCATGGCAGATATAACAGACCAACAATTTCTATCACAAGACCCTGAAGTTTTAGGTTTACAACGCCAAAGGGCATTAGCTAATTTGCTAACAGGTCAAGCATTTAATGCACCACAAGGTCAAGTTATTAGTGGGCATTATGTTAAGCCTTCTGCATTGCAACAAGCACTTCCAATGATTAATGCTGCTATTGGTGGTATTACTAATGCTAATTTAGATACTAAACAAACTGAATTAGCGGCTGCATTGCGTGGTAAACAACAACAAGCAGTACAACAATTTGTAAATGCTGCCAATCCTCAAGAGCGTTTTGCAGCAGGTACAAGCCAATACGCACCAGCAGAATTGCAAAAAACTGCTTATGGAATGGTTGCACCGCAAAAACTTGCAGAAGGTGAAACTATTAGCCAACTCAATATGGGTACTGGTCAATATGAGCCTATGGCACAAGGTGGTCAAAAGAAAACTGAGGCTATTCGTGGATATGAAATGGCTAAATCACAAGGTTTCCCTGGTAGTTTCTTTGATTATGAACAACAATTAAAACGTGCCGGTGCTTCTAATGTAAGCGTAAGCATGGATAAAGGCATTGCTGCACAAGTTGGCCCAATGATGAAAGAAGGTCAATTACAGGCTACTAGCGCTGTTAAGGGTATAGATGCTGCAAATCAAGTTATTAATGCTTTAGATACTAATAAACTGTTTACTGGGCCGTTAGCTAATCAAAAATTAAGTATTGCACAATTAAGTACTACATTTGGTGGCGCTTCTGGTGATTTAACTCAAAAAATCAATAACACTCGTGCTGCTATTCAAGGACTTGCTGAAATTACATTGCAAGGCCGTCAAGAAATGCACGGTCAAGGCGCTATTACTGAATCTGAAGGTAAATTAGCTGAAAGAGCTAAATCAGGCGATGTAAGCCTTACTCCTGGCGAATTAAAGCAACTTGCTAATGCCGCTAAAAGGGCTGGTGAGTTTACTTATAATAATTACCAGACTAAGTTACAAGTTATGGCTAAAGACCCTGCTACAGCTCAAATGGCCCCATATTTTGCAGTTAATCAAATGCCTACTAGACAAGCTCCGCAACAAGCGCAACAAATACAGCCTAATGCTAATCAACAACTTAATATTCCATCAACTAATGGTTGGTCTGTAATAGGCGTTAAATAATGGCTCAATACACAGTACAAGCTCCTGATGGTAAAGAAATTACATTAGAAGGCCCTGCTGGTGCTTCGCAAGAAGATGTTATTGCACAAGCACAAAAGCTATATCAACCTAAAGCTAGTGTAGAAGTTTCTGCTGCTCCTGCTGCACAATTTGGTGAAACTGGAGGTGGTGCTGCTACTGGTAAACCCTTATTAGTAAATCGCACTAATGTACAAGCAGAGCCTAGACCACTAGAGTCTGCAATGGCTGGTCTTACTAAATCAATGATAGATGTACCTGTTGCTGCTTCTCAATTAGCTACAGGTGGTAATTTAGGTACAAGTCAATTAGCCCAAAGATTAGGTCAACAAGCCGGTGCTTATCAAGAAGCTAATCCTGTATCTTATGGCGCTGGTCGAATAGCTGGAATGGTTGCACCTGCAATGGCTGGTGGTAGTGCTATAGGCGCTATTCCTTCTTTTGCCAAAGCTGCACCATTAATGCAAAATGCTGCTTTAGGCGGTATTTCTGGAATGTTAACGCCTGAAGAAACAGGTAAAACAGGTCAAGAGTTATATAAAGAACAAGTAAAACAAGGTGGTATTGGCGCTACTATTGGCGCAGCAATAACTCCATTTCAAAAATTAGCGGGAATATTGCGTGGGCCAGAGCAACCATCACAAATGGCTGGTGCTGTCCAAAAAGCTAGAGATGTAGGTTATGTAATCCCCCCTACACAAGCAAGAGGTGATATTGCTAATCGTTTAATGGAAGGCGTAGCAGGAAAGATTACTACTGCCCAAAACGCTAGTGCAAGAAACCAAGAAGTTACTCATAAGTTAGTAGCAAAGTCTTTAGGACTTCCAGAAGATGAAGTTATCCTTCCTGAAGTATTAAAAGGGCTTCGTCAAACTGCTGGTGAGGCTTATGCTAAATTGGAAAACATTGGCACAATTATCCCAGGTAAAGAATACACAGAAGGACTTAATAAGATTGCCGGTAAAGCATTAAAAGCACAAGAAGGCTTCCCTAATGCTCCTTCTAGTCCTGTTGTTGCATTAATAGATTCTTTAAAATCCCCTTCTTTTGATTCTTCTGCTGTTATTGCTAAGATTAGTGATTTAAGAAATACTGCTAATAAGGCTTATGCTTCAGGAGATACAGACCTAGGAAAAGCTAGTAAAGATGCTGCCGCTTTACTTGAAAATACTATTGAAAAGCATTTAAAAGATACTAATGCTACCGCTTTGCTTAAAGAATTCCGTGATGCAAGACAGTTAATTGCTAAGTCATATTCTGTAGAAAAGGCTTTAAATCCAGCTTCAGGCACAGTAGATTCAAGACAATTAGCCGCCCAATTAAAGCGTGGTAAACCATTATCAGAGGAATTAAAGACTGTAGCGGAGTTTGCTAGTCAGTTTCCAAAGGCTTCCCAAGTTACAGAGAAAATGGGTAGCTTGCCACAAATTAGCCCTATAGATTATGGTTTAGGTGGATTGGCAGCGTTATTAACTAACCCTATGGCTATTGCTGGCGTTGCTGCTAGACCAGCTTTAAGGGCTGCTGCATTATCTAACCCTGTGCAAAATAGCTTAATTCAAGGTGCTAAAATGACACCTGACCAAGCAAATTTAGCTAAATTATTAAGTATTAGAAGCCTGCAAACTGGCTACAAAGGAGCAACAAATGAGTAGAAACGGTAGCGGAGTATATAACCTCCCCATAGGTAACCCAGTTGTAACAGGCACTACTATTACAAGTAGTTGGGCTAATTCTACTATGCAAAATATTGCTGATGGATTAACTCAATCTGTAGCTTCTGATGGTCAAACTCCAATGTCAGGAGCTTTAAACATGGCAACAAACGACATTAATAATGTTGGTACACTAACAGCCTTAACAGGCATATTTGGCGGGACATACTAAAATGGCAGCTACAAATTTCACACCAATTTCTTTGTACTACAGCACTACTGCTAGTACAGCCCCTACTGCTGGTAACTTAGTTGCTGGCGAATTAGCAATAAACACAAACGATGGAGTCCTTTACTACAAAGATTCTAGCGGTGTAGTGCAAAGTATTGCCTCTAAAGCTGGTAACTCAGGTTCATTTACCAACTTAGCTTATACAGGCACTCTTACTGGCGGTACAGGAGTAGTTAATCTAGGCTCTGGACAGTTTTATAAAGATGCTAGTGGTAATGTAGGTATTGGTTATATTCCTAGCGGAACTGTTGAAAAGTTATCTGTTAGCACAAGTTCTGGCTTTGGTCTTGGGTTTAATACAAATTCTACATATACAAATTGGGTTACTGCAAAAATTACACCTATTGATTTTGGTTTGAACTATACAGGTGGGCTTG